GTTGATTTAACTGGTAGTTATCAATTTGCCAATGTGCTAGATACTGGTGCAGTTGGTACTTATCGCATAGCTACTGCCCTAACTTTTACAACTGACAGTACCACAGATTTTTTTGATGCAAGATCAGGCAACATAGATACTTGGGATTCTATCGACATTAATACTTACGATGACGTTGAACTTAGTTTGCAAATTGCTACTACTGACGATGATCCAAGTGGCAGTCCAACTTATAGTGATTACCAAGATTTTAGAATTGGTAACTATTATGGTCGTGCTTTTAAATTCAGAATGAATGTTGTCAGTGGCGATGTCACACACCAAGTTTATATTTCGGCACTATCTGCTAGTGCTAGTGCATATGGCAAAATTGATTCAGCACAAAATACAACGTCTAGTAGTGCTTTAAGTGTGTCATTTGGTGAAACTTTTGTGGCAACTCCACAAATATCTATAACTGCACACAATATGGTTTCTGGCGATTACTATACGATCTCTAGTTTGACAACAAGTGGTTTCGCAATAACATTTTTTAATAGTTCTAATAGTGCAATTGCTAGAACTTTTGATTACTTAGCTAGAGGATTTTAAAATATGGCAACCCACGATTATGATATAGCAAACCAAAGTGGTGCAAATTTTCGTTCTGATTTAAACAACTGTCTTGATGCAATTGTCAGCAACAATTCTAATTCGTCAGCACCTTCGACAACTTTTGCTTATATGTTATGGGTTGATACTGCTAACAATTTATTAAAGCTAAGAAACAGTGCTAACAATGCTTGGATAACCTTACCCTTATCTGTTACTACGTCAAACACAGTTGATATAAATGGTGGTGCTATAGATGGCACAGCTATTGGTGCTAGTTCAGCTTCAACTGGTGCTTTTACTACTTTGTCAGCTTCTAGTGCTTTGACTGCTAATGCTGGTGTAGTTGTCGATAACATTACTATTGATGGCACTGAGATAGATTTATCTAGTGGCGATCTAACTATAGATGTTGCTGGAGATATTATTCTTGATGCTGATGGTGGAGATATTACATTTAATGATGGTGGAACAACAATAGGACAAATTAGAAATTCAAGTTCAGATTTTACTTTTCAATCAAGTGTTTCAGATAAAGATATAAAGTTTGTTGGTAATGATGGTGGCTCTGATGTTACTGCCCTGACGCTCGATATGTCCGAAGCTGGTAACGCTAGTTTCAATGGCACAGTAACAGCTAATGCTGGTTTGATTGCTGACAACATAACTATAGATGGTACAGAAATAGATTTATCAAGTGGTGATTTAACCATTGATGTTGCTAATAGTATAATTCTTGATGCTGATGGTGGAGAAATATCTTTTCAAGATGCTGGTACTGAAATAGGCAAATTTTTTAATAGTTCTAGTGATTTTGCTATGGAAGCTGGTGTACAAGATAAAGATATAATATTTAAAGGCAATGATGGGGGTTCTGCTATAAATGCTCTGACCCTTGATATGTCTGCTGCTGGTGCAGCAACCTTTAATGACTCAGTTACAGCAGCTTCATTTTCTGGTGATGGCTCTAGCTTAACTAATGTATCAGCTTCTGTCAGTACAACATTTGATGCTGTTGGAACTTATTGTTTTGCTAATTCAGCAGGAAGTATAGCTGACAGAGATGGTGGTGCTACTTTAGCAGGAAGTAATTTAAGAACTGCTAATTCATATACAGATTTTTCAGGCACTGCTGGTTATTCAAATGAATCTTTATCAGGTACTTGGCGTTTAATGGGACAAACTGGTGAATATAATGGTGGTACTGTTTCTGTTTTAGTTTCTCTAATGGGCAGTCTTTGGGTAAGAATATCATAATTAAAAATAGGTAATATTTATGACACAAGTAACAATAACAGAAGTACGAAACGCACAAGCACTCAACTCAGAGAATACTATGTTTTATGTTGAAATTAATCACCCTACCTATGGTTGGATTCCTTATACATTGAATCCTAATGACACAGACATGACTATAGACAATAGCGTTTTACTTGAACTTATTGGTACAGACTATGAAGCTTATGTAGCACCTACACAAGCAGAACTTGATGCAGAACTAGCAGCAAAAATTAGACTAGAACGTGATAGCAAACTAGCACTAGAAGTTGATCCTATAGTTTCTAATTCTTTACGATGGAACGAACTATCAGAACCTAAACAAACTGAATGGTCACAGTATCGAACTGATTTGCTTAATGTACCTCAACAACCAGGATTTCCAAACACAGTTAAATTTCCTACTAAGCCAACTGAATAATTTACAGAATTGATATGTATGATTTTAAATACATAAAAAAACTAGAAAAATTAAAAAAGAACACTATGCTGAATTTATGGATATTTTAGTTAGTATAATTTTATTTGGCATTGTCTTTGCCTTAGTTTTTAAAAAATATAATCCTTATGGTTACGCAAAAATTAAAGAAAATTTGCTTAACTTTTTCAACGAATAAATTATGAAAGATCAAGAACAAATTGTAACTTTGCAAAAAGACAGTGGTGAAAAAATTGAATATCGCAAAGCCGATATGTCAGAAGAACAACAAGCATTAATGGAAGAAATTGTTTCTTATCAACAACGCTTGTTAATTTTAGAACCTTTAGCAAGAGAATTTACTGATAAAAAAGAATTAGTAAATCTTAAAACCGAAGCATTAAAAACAATGCTAGAAACTAAAAGTGCAACAAATGCCGACAGCAAAGAAAAAAACATCCAGGACAACGATTAATCAAGTCTCTAATGCCTTGTCAAACCATGAAGAAATTTGTGGTTTACGATGGGAACAATGCTATGAAAAATTTGATCGGCTTGAAGCAATGATTGTGTCAAACAATCAGCGTTTATGGTGGATAGCTGGGGTAGTTATTACTTTGTTATCTTCTTTAGTAGTTCGTTCTTTTTTTTAATGATTTTATATACTGAAGAAACTTTTGACCTAGCTTATAAAGAAAACAATAAAGAACGTCTTAGAGCTAATTTAGCCATGATAACTAGAGAGCAATTTAGACCTTTGTTTGAAGCAGAATTAACTAGAGAATTATTTGACTGATGTTTAATTTAATTAGATTGATAACAGATTTGGGTGGTTCTTATTTAGAAGGACAAGTAGAAAAGACCAAAGCTAAAGCCAAAGCCGAAGCACAAGTAATGGTGCAATCAAGCAAAAGTATAGCTGATTGGGAGACCTTACAAGCACGAAATGCTGGTCAAAGTTGGAAAGACGAATACTTAGTCATTTTATTTTCTATTCCCTTAATTTTAGCTTTTATACCTTCAACAGTACCTTTTGTTATGGAAGGTTTTGCAGCGTTAGAACAAATGCCAGATTGGTACAAATATTCGTTATCAGTAATTGTTGGTGCAAGTTTTGGCGTAAGAAGTGTCATTGGCATTATGAAAAACAAAAAACCCCATGTTTAAATTTTTAAAAGCTAACAAAAAAACAACAGCAGTCGAACCAGATTATTTAGATGCCTATATAGAAAATCAAGGCATGGTCTTTCAAGAAGATAGCGATGAAATCGGTGTCACGCCTACTTTAAAAAATAATTTTATTAAAAAGATAAAAAGCGAAGAAGGTTGTTCATTATTAGCTTACAAATGCACTGAAGGTTATATGACTATTGGTTATGGTAGAAATATAGACAGCAATGGCATCAAACAAGCCGAAGCAGATTTTATGTTAGAAAACGATATAGAAACTGTGTTTTTTGATTTAGATCGTAATATACCTATGTGGAAGTTTGAACCAATGAACATAAAAATAGTGCTATGTGATATGTGCTACAACTTAGGCATAAAAAAATTACTGGGTTTTAAATTATTATTAGAAGCTATTGATGAAGCTGATTATGAAACTGCATCTAGAGAAATTTTAGATAGCAAATACGCTAATCAAGTGCCAAACAGAGCAAAGCGAAACGCCTTGCTTTGTTTAGAAGAAGTTTAACTGCTTTTGCGAATGGCCAAAACATTTCTAGTCGTTCTAGCTGATTTTGCTTCAATAATTTTAGTTTTTTCTGGTTGAGCTTTGTAATGTGTGGTTTTCCATTGCACCACATAATCACCAATATTGCCTTGACTAGATTCTTGCATTAAAGCTTTCAACGCCCTATCGCATTCATCTTTGGTTTGTTTCAATATTTTCATGGTTTTATCGCAATGCTCTCTTGATTCAATAAGTTCCAAAGCATAGTCTGGCAAACAAATTGTTTTGCCATTATCAATTGGGTACATATCAGCACATTCTTGATTATCAAAAGGTGGGTATAAATCACCTTCAATAATTCTGCGAGTAAAATCTTTGACATGGGGTTCTAAGACATTTTTTTCCCAATCTATGTCACGTTCATAAAAGAACAAACGTAGATCAGAACCATAAAGCACACCAATGACAGCATAATCATATTCGCAAGTAGCCATTGCAGCTTTAACTTGTGTTACGCCACGCCAAGCTGGTAAAACAGTTTCACCAAAGCCAGTAGCAATTTTTATTTCAATAATTATATTGCCATTG